GCCTTGCCCGAAAAACTTTCCTTGCCACGCACGAACTTCGACAGTTCGGGCATCACGTCGGCGCTAGGCTCGACGCTCGAACCTTGCGGCGCCTGGCCGTTGGCGACGGCAGCCGGTGCGCCGCCCTTGCGCGCTGCCTCTGCTGCCGCAACCGCTGTGGCGCCGGCATAGCGCAGTTGATAACCGCTAAGGGGTCTCCTTCTAGCCCCGCTCTGATCGACAATGACGGCGCTCTTGGTCTTGGGATCGTAGCTGCCCGGAACCACCTGCTCGACGTGGCCGCCGGTTTCGCCGGTCGCCAGCGGAGCCCCGACGCGACCGCCATAGGTGCGGCCTTCGGAGACCGCGACCATGCTGCCGAATGGACGGTCCGGTGCGTTGATGTCCTCGGGTGTTGCGCTCTCGCCCCACTTGCGCCAGTTGGTGGCGACCGCGCCGCCTTCTGGCGGTTTGAAGCCGGCGCCCTTGGCGAACCGGCTTGCGAGCATGCCGCAGAACGGACCCTTGGCGATGTAGCCCCGCTGCGCCAGCAGGCTCTGCATCCCGGTGACGTCGCCCTTTTCGCCGAGAGCCTGGATGTCCTGCGCCGTCTTCTGATCGATCGGCTTGCCGGCTTCGTCATTGAGGGCGGACGGCCTGCAGCGATCGGGAGCCGCAGAGGGACCACCCTGGCCGCCGCGTGGACCAGCACCGGGACGATCCAGTGTTGAGCCCTGCGGCGCCTGGCCATTCGGCATGACGGTGTAGCCGTCCGCGCTCCTGAAACCGCCGCTGACGGCGCCGCCTCTGGGACCGAATGGGCCACCGCCATCGGGGTGGTACGCCATTGGCCGGTAGCCGAGGGCGAATTCTTCGGCAAGACCTCGCGGGCCGCGCTGCTGCTCGGGCGGCAGTATCGATCCCTTTTCGCCCCAGATTTTTTTGATCCAGCCGCCAAGTGTTTCGAGTAATTTGATGATCGCCTCAAGGTCTTTGGCGTCTTGCGTCAGGATCGGGAACAGGGCTGTTCCAGCTTTTTTGCCCAGACTGGTCCACGCCGTATCCAAATCGATCAGCGCGGTTTTGAATTTCTCCGCGTTGGCGATTTCCTCCGGTGACAGCGGCTTTCGTTTCGCCATTTCGCGGTTGTATTGTTCGAGCGTGAGCCGCGCCGCGTCGGCGCCCAGACGTGTCTGCTCGAAAAACCGCCGCGCCTTGAAGCCGGTAGGATCAGCTTTTTCCAGAACCTCCTTGAAGTCGAAGGCGATCTTCAACCGCTCGGCCTGCGTCGTTGCCTGCCGCATCCGCTGAACGATGGGACCGGCGCCCATCGCGATCAGTTCGTCACGCGCGGCACCGGTATTGTACTTCAACTCATTCATGGTCTGGGTGAAGCCCTTCAACCCAGACATCATGGTCTCGGAGGATACGCCGACTTTTTCCGCCGCCGCAGTCCACGACCTGATTTCGCGTTCGCTCAAGCCGAGTTCTTTGCTGGCGTATTTCAACTCGACAATCTTGTTGGCCATGTCCGACATGGTCCCGACCAACGCCTTGACGGCGAGGCCGACGCCTGCTGCACCAAGGCCGAACCCGGTCAGACCTGGCGCAGCAACTCTTATTTCACTGCCGACTTTTTTGATTGTCTCGCCTAGCTGCGCAAACCCGGTATTCAATTCCCTGACGGCAGGCCGCGCCTTCTGCGGTAGCAAGCCAATCTCTCGCCCGATCGCACGAATGTTCGCGAGGGCTTCCTCGTTAACAATCGTGGTCCGCATTCTGAGGACGTCGTCAACCATCCCCTGTCCTTCGCTGCTGTCGCTCGGAGGCTTCCAGCAACTTGTCGGTCCACTTTATGTGCTGCTGGATTTCGTCCAGCGGCAGTGCGAGAAATTCCGCCGGGTGACGCGAAAAGAATTTTGCCAGGCGATAGCAGTTCAGTACTGCATCGCCTGCGCGCCCGGAGGGAAAAAACGCATCAGCGCATGGGCACAGGTGGACCAGTCCTCCGCGTCGAGTGCCTTGATCGTTGAAGGCGGCACTTCGGCCAGCCGGCTCATCATGTCGCCCATCACCGGAGGATTGGGCGTCACTGCGCCGGTCTGCCAGTTGATGTTGATCGGATAGCCTTCGCCCATTGCCATGATGTCGGCGCCGGTCGGCCTGCGGAACGTCAGCTGGCTCACCATGTCGCCGTGTGCCAGCACCGGATTTTCGAGTTTGATCACCACCTGTTTGAGCCGCACCTTCGGCTTTTCCGCTGGCGCTTCCGGCGTTACCGAAATGTCCTGCGTGCTCTCTGGCGGCTCATCCTCGATTAGTTTTCTGACTGCTTCCGGCATCGCTCACTCCTACTGCATTTCGTCGCACTGCAGCCCTTCGAAGCGAATTCGGAATTGGCCGTCGTGCGTGTTGATGTCGAGCGGACCCTTGACCCACGCATTGCGCAACACATAGGTCGAGCCGTTGATCAGCTCTGCCGTCACCGTCGCGTTGATGACGGCTTCGAGAGTGTCGAGGGAGATTTCCGGCAACGTCGAAATGTCGCCTTCGATGTAGGGCACGCGCGGCAGCTCCTGATAGCCGTGAACGTAGTCCTGGCCGGCGATGCCAGTGCGTTCAACCGGCGAACCGGAGACCGTGAGATTGCCCTTGAGCGGCAACATGCCGCCGTCGTACTTGAGGAACGCCGTACCTGCGATCGGGCCTTGCGGCATGACTACCTCCTGCGATTGAGTGGAAGTAGCTATGCCCCCTTATCGACGTTCTTCAATCGCAAACAGGTCGTGAAAAAATCGCGAGGCAACAACCCTTGCAGGCGCGGCGCGCGGGGATACAACGCGTCGATGCAGCTGCCGACCGATTTGTGCTTTGCCATCAAGCGGTGCGCGGCGCGATCGAAGTTGGTCCAGATGAAACCGGCCTTGCCGCCACCGATCACCATCACCCGGCTCATCTTGGCGAACTCGCCCGGCACGTCGGCGAGCGGACTGAGGTCGCCGATCGGCTCGCTGCCCAGATCGAAATAGATCACCTTGGCAAGACCGCGCCAGCCCATTTCGAACAGTGCCATCTTGGCCCACGCCCCTGGCAGCGCCAGTGCGGTGACGTCAACGAACGCCACCCCCGAAACACGTTCCGGCTGATCGGTCAGGCAGACCATCGTGTGGGATCGAGGCAGATGCTTGGCGACCCGATTGCGCAGCGTGGAGACCTGATCGAGCAAATATCGCTCCCCGGTCCTGACGCACGCGACGATCAGTTTGCTTTCAGGCACCGCACGCCGTCCTGCAGCGTTATTTTCTCAAAGCATGTGATCGCGGAGTTCGGACATGCATTCAGGACGGTGATGCCTTTGCTGGCCAGATACGGCAAATAGAATTCGAATTGTGCCGCCCAATCCGCCCACTGCTGATAGCCCCGCAACCGCGATGGGCCGAACCCGGTGTGCAGCGACTGCGCGCCATCATAGTCGAAACCGAACAGCACGATCTGCTTGGCGCGTTTGTGGATGCAGATTTGCATCGCCGCAAATCCGTTGGTGCCGCCGTCATAGATTTCGCTTGGATCATCCGACAGCCGCCGTCCGTCGAGCCGCTTCAAGAACGTGATGTTCTTCGATTGCGGTGACGGGATCAGTTCGAGTTGATCTTCCGGCACCGCCCAATAGACCCGGCTCTGCAGGTTGCCGAGTTTGTCGCGCCAGTCATTGTAGCGCGGCATGTCGAGACCGAAGCCGGCATCGGCCCAAGGGATGCTGAACATCGCCGCCTTGACCGCCAGCACATGGGCACCGCGCAATTTCTCGAAATCGAAATCGATCAGCGACGGGCCGCCTGCCACCACCGCGACCGGCCTGTCATCCCAGAATGGCTTGCCGATCTTGCCGTAACTTTCCATCTGCCGTCTCACAAGAAAATGGCGCGCACCCGTAGATGCGCGCCGCAATCAAACCTCTATTTCTTTGCCGGTGCCACCGCGCTCGGTGTTGGGTGCGCCGGGTTCGGCACACCGACCACGACCCAGCCAGTATCCTCGCTCCAACCAATGTGCCACTCGATCAACTTCGTCCTGTCGGCATCTGGCGGCAGGAAGATCGGCGGCGTCGGGACCGGAACGGGAGAGCCGCCCCAAATACCCAGCGGCGGCGGCGGGATCACGATGGGGTGCGACGGCACACCCGGCTCGACCGCATCCGGTGGGATCACGATGGGATGCTCCGGTTTTCCCGGCCCCGGCCAGACGCTTGGCGGCAGATAGATCGGATGCTCTGGCTTGCCGCCACCAAGGCTACCCGGCGGGATCACGATGGGGTGCGACGGATACACCGGAATATAGATCGGGTGTGTCGGCACGCCCGGCGCAACGGCGTCAGGCGGGATGACGATGGGATGCGACGGACCACCGCCCGGCGCAATCGGGTGCGCGGGTGCGCCCGGTCCCGGCCAAACCTCGGGCGGCGGCCCACCCGGCGCAATCGGGTGCGTCGGCACGCCCGGTGCCGGCCAGATGCCCGGAGGCTGACCACCACCTTCGCCGCCTTCCAATAGGATGATGTAGGCTAGTGATGCACGCGCCATTTTTTTCCCTCCTGTTTTGATGCGCGGAATTGCGCCGTCGTCCTAGACCGCGATGCTCGTATCGACACCCCGGTTATATTGCAATCGGAATTGCGCCAGCACCGCGAAGATGCGCAGTTGGTTGATCAGATCAGGCGGATAGAGCACGTTGACGCGGTTCGGATCGTTGCTATCGCGCTCGACGATAAGATTGGCTTTGTACGCGGTGCCGTTCTCGACCAAGCCGTTGAACTCGTCAACCCTATACTGTGCAATCAATTCCGCCTTGATGATCTTCGGTGTCACAATAGCTTGGCCTGCGCCGAAGCGAGTGTCGTCATCCGCCAGCTTGTGCCTGGGGAATTTCGACGTGATCGCCTGGCGTTGGTTGCGGAACAGCGCCGCCAGCGTTGCCAGTGTCGGCACCAGTTCGTAGGCGTCGTCACCCTGGCCGTAGAGGTTCTTCTGGTAGGTCGTGCTTTCCCGCTTGATTGCCGGGATGCCGTTGCCGTCGATCGCCTGCGTCGCGATACCGACCCACGCGAGGTCGTTGAGCTGCGCCATCGTGAACCGCTGATGCTTCGGTGCCGGTAGACAGCCTTCCAATTCCAGCGTCTGCAGCGGTCGTGCCGGGTCATTGACCAGTGCGCGAGCTGCCTTCGCAGTATAGGCCGCAGCCCAGCACCATGCCGGCGTCGGCGCATTCCACTCGACGCCCAGCAGCGAGACCACGCCGCTGTTGTTGTTCGGCCCGTACTGCAGCAGATCATCGAAGCCGGCCATATCGCTGGTGGTGCCGATGCCGCGCCGGCAGCCGAAGATGTGGCCGTAGAGCTGGCGCATCCAGCCCCATCGCCCGGTGTCGCCGAAACCATATTCTGTTTCGAGCGCATTGAGGCTGTTGCTGTCGATGTACCCGGTGGCGACATACTCGTAAGCCTCATCGCCAAGATTGACGATGCCGGTGGTGAGGTCCACGTCGCCTGTGCCGCCGGCCAGCTTGTTGCCGGATGTGCCCAACGTGAACGTCAGCCCGACCGGGATTTGCTCTGCCGCCAGCGCACCGCCATAGGCAAAGCGGAAATCGATGTCGTTGCCTTCGACGCCCTTGAACTTGCAGGTCAGCGTCACCACCGCCGCCGCCGCCGTTGCATGCACCGGCATCGACGGATCGGCATTGATCGCGTTCACAATGTTGGTGGCGATGTCGCCGACCAAATCGTCGGTTTCGACCAGCACTTGGACGCGCCGGCCAGCGACATAGACCGGCAGCGTGCCAGCCGATGTCGCCACCGTCGCGACGGTGAACGTGCCGTGCGCCGCGACGCCGGCACCCGCTTCCGCGATCGGCAGCGCCCACAGCTCCTGCGCAAAATTATTCTTGGTGAACCACTCGACCATGCCGTCGAGCATCGAGCCGTAGCCGAACAGCTGGCGTGCGTCGGCCTGGGAGGCGACCGGCGTCGGCACGTCCTTGATCGCGGTGCCTGTCGAAAGCATGGTGCCGACCACCAGCGACGGCAGTCGCGAGCGCGGATAACCGGCCATGCTCGGATCGACTTCGACCCAATAGAGTGGCATCCGCCAGTTGGCGGGGATGGAGTTGAATGAAACGGGCATAGACGCGGTCTCCTTCTACGTCAGGGGTGGGGCGGAGGTTCTTCCTCGCGCGTGGTGCCGGTATCGGTTTCGAGCGTCCACTCTGCTTCCACCTGCGGCGTGCCCGCATCGACATGCGCCTTGTCGGGGTACTGCGAAGTGATGTGGACGGTCTTCAAGACGTCGTTGACGACTGGCGGGAAGTAGCTGCGGAATTGCACGGTCATTTCCACCCTGATTTCGAATAGCGTGGTCTCGCCGACCTTGGCCCACTGCCCGACCCGGTCCATCGCGAGAACGCCTTCGGTCAGTTTCACGAATGCAGTGTTGGTCAACAGGATGTCATCGAGTTGGCTCATGGCATCTTCGAGCCAGCTGAGTTCGTTCTGCACGTCGGTCTCGACATGCACGGCGCCGGCAAAGCCCAGCGTCAGTTCATGGATGAACTTCGGCTCGGCCTGGTTTGCCTGGCCGTCCTGCGAGCGCCGCTCGCGCATGATTTGAATGCTCAACGTCGGCAGGTCATAGGGCTGCACCTGCAGCATCGGGGTCTTGCGGTAGGTCTTGAAGGTCGTGCCGAAGCCAGCAACCGCGAGGCTGTACGCCGCCGCATGGACCTGACTGGCATAATCGCTCATGATGGCGGCTCCTTGAGCCGCAGCAACAGCTTGCCGCCGCCATGGCCGTCTTCATCGAGGTCGCCGATCCAGAATTGTTTGCCATTCGCCGGATGTCGCGGATCGGTGATGGTGACGAAATCGCCTTCCATCGGCTGTGCCGCGAACTCCGCGAGCCGGATGCCAAGGCTGGTCTCCTGATCGGAATAGATTGCTTCGTTCTGCAGGATCACATCGACCGGTGCCGACGAATAGACGCCGCGCGTCACGAAGGCCGGCACGCCGGGCTGGCTCACCGTTGGCGTGTAGGTCACCACGATGTTGAAGATGTCCACTGTCGGCTTGAGGACCAGCGCATCGAAGTCGATCATGGCGGGCCTCGAAAAAGTGCCCGGCGCATTTGCGCCACCGGGCCAAGTCTAGGGAGTGAGCTGTCAGCTGTGCGTGCCGTTCAACAGCGCGAGCGGGCGCGTACAGAAAGAAAGAACGTTCATCTGAGTATCGATATGAATTCCCTTGTCATTGGGCATCGGGTACTGCTTGACGTAGCGCGGCAGGCCCATCGTGTTGACGGTCTCGATGTAGTCGGCAGGCGCATACACGGTCGG